GAGCAACTAGATCGACGCGACGCGCTTATGGCTCTAGTGCCGGACAACCCAAACGACCGACCGCTAAACAGAAACCTAAACGAATTGGAAAAGGCCATCGCATCTAACCTCGGTCGCTTAGGCTTCACGCCGGCAGACCGCTCACGCCTCGGCTTTACTCTGGCGAAAACTGAAAGCAAGATTGAGCAGTTGCGAAAGATGATGGCGGAATGATTCACGTTGTTACCGGCCCTCCATGCGGAGGTAAATCGACCTACATTGAAAAGAACTCAAAGTCTGGCGACATCATTATTGACATGGACAGGCTTGCGCGTGCGCTGACTACTGACGACATTGGCAATCACGATTATGGCCAAGAGGTTAGATTCGTTGCGATGATGGCAAGGAAGGCGGCCGTCAAAGAAGCTCTACATCAATGCCGAGATCGTCGAGGACTTGACGCGTGGATTATTCACACTGACCCTTCGGCTGACGAGCGCAGAGAGTATCGACTTCGTAACGCGCAGATAATCGAGTGCAATCCTGGTAAAGATGTTTGCCTAGAGCGACTCAAGCAACGACCAGAGAAAAATCACGCAATAGCCAGGAAGGTAATAGATGCCTACTTCGCACGAAGGTAGATGGCCTCCGCGCTGGCTCACCGACGTACCAGAGGAAGCACTAAACAGCCAGCGAGCAGAAACCGCGCTGATGTTTATTGAGATGTTTGGCGTGATTACTAAGGACTCAGTAGCAGGCCCAGCCGGTGCTCCGCTCGTATTGCGTGACTGGCAGCGCGAGATGGTTCGCAGGATCTACGCAGACGACGGACAAGGCGGATTCCGTCACCGCATTTCATTCGTAGGACTCCCGCGCAAGAACGGGAAGTCAGCTATCGCGAGCACGCTTGCACTCGCAGACCTATTCGTCCTCGGAGGTCGAGGCGCTGAGGTCTACTCAATCGCTGCCGAAAAAGAGCAGGCTCGAATTGTTTTCGCGGACGCAAAGAGAATCATCGACGCGCATGAGGAACTATCTAGCAAGGCAAAGCTCTACCGCGACGCAATCGAGATACCGGAAAGCGGTTCGGTCTACCGAGTTCTCTCCGCTGAGTCCTACTCAAAAGAAGGTCTTAGCCCGACCGCCGTATTCGCAGATGAAATTCACGCCATGCAAACACGCGAACTCTGGGACGTAATGAGCTTGGCTATGGGAGCGCGTGGCAACAATGCGCACATGGTTGGCATCACTACCGCTGGAACCCGAAGCGATCAGACTGGCAACGACTCAATCGCGTTCAATCTTTACAATTACGGCAAGCGTCTAGCCGCGAAAGAAGTCGAAGATTCAACTTTCTTTATGGCATGGTGGGAAGCACCGGAGAACGCCGACCACCGCGACCAGGAAACTTGGAAGTTAGCGAACCCAGGTTATGACGACATCTGCGCTGCTGCCGATTTCGTTTCTGCCGTACGTACAACTCCCGAAGCCGAGTTCCGAATCAAGCGCGTAAACCAATGGGTGAATACCAAGTCAGCCTGGCTACCGGCTGGAGTCTGGCAAGACCTAGAACAGACTTTTGAGCTACTACCTACCGACGAATACGTCCTCGGCTTTGACGGCTCATGGAAAAACGACTCGACCGCGTTAGTTGCGGTCATCATGCCTCGCGAGGAAGGCGACGTGTTTAGAGCGTTCCGCGTGGCTCACTGGGAAAAGGATTTCGCTATTGACGACGATTCGTGGATCGTGGACAAGGGCGAAGTATCAAAAGCGGTTATCGATTTCTTTTTGGCAAACCCAAACTGCCGAGAGATTGTCTGCGACCCGACCTACTGGCAAGACGAAATGTTCCAATGGTCGGAAGCCGGCATGAGCGTAATCGAATACCCGAACACCATTAGCCGAACCGTCCCAGCGACGGCCAAGCTCTACGAAGCCATCATGAACGCGAAGGTTGTTCACAATGGCGACCCTGCGCTATCAAGGCACATGGACAACTGCATCCTCAAGATTGACTCGAATCGCGGTGCTCGAATCACTAAGGATTACAGAAACCCGAAGTTGAAAATCGACTTGGCGATTGCCTTACTTATGGCTTACGACCGAGCGAGTAGTAAACTTGAACCAGAGATTACGCCGCAATTTTTTATTTAGGAATTTATGAGCGACATAATGCAACTCGGCGGAGCGGTTCTAATCACCGTAGGTGCTGGACTAATCTACGTTCCCGCAGGTCTAGTAGTAGGCGGAATCTTTGCAATCTTGATAGGACTTAGTTTGGAGCGCCGATAATGTTTGACCGTCTATTTCAGCAGAGAGCGATTAGTTACCAGACTATTTTCGAGTCCGGCGACGACATCGTATTCGGCAACTATTCTGGGACTCACATAAACAGCGACACCATCTTCCAGGTGAACGCGGTCTTTTCCTCGATCTCACTCATCGCCGACACGATTAGCACTCTGCCGCTAGACGCTTACGTTCGCAGAGACGGCGCTCGCTTCCCGTTCCGACCTCGGCCCGTATGGGTAACTCAGCCCGACGTAAACCTACCGAGAGAGGCTTTCTACAACCAAGTAATCGTTTCACTACTGCTCGAAGGAAACGCCTTCATACGCGTGTTTTCTAACACTCGCGGAGAAGTAGTAAACCTTACAGTTCTCAATCCAAACACCGTCACCATCCAGCGCAACGGACTCGGCCAGCTTCAGTTCTTGGTCGAAGGCGAGGAAAAGGTGCTCACCTCAGACGAGATCGTCTACATCCCAGACGTAATGAAGCCAGGCGAAATCCGAGGCATCTCACGCATCAAGGCAATGGGCGAAACCTTCGGACTGGCCCTAGCACTTGAGCGTTACGCATCGACGTTCTTTGGACAAGGCACGAACCTCAACGGCGTAATCGAGTTCCCTGGCAACCTAACCAAAGAGCAGGCCGACAATCTAGCCGCAAGTTTTGACAACCGACACCGAGGCTGGAAGAAGGGACACCGCACCGGCGTTCTTTCTGGTGGCGCAAAGTTCGTCTCTACCCAGACAGACCCAGAGCGCTCGATGCTTGTCGAATCACGCAACCAGTCAATCGCAGACGTAGCTCGCGCCTTCAACATTCCTCCGCACTTGCTAGGACTGCCTGGCACGAACTCTTACGCGTCAGTCGAAATGACCAACCTCGGCTGGATCACACACGGCCTTCGTCCCATTTGCGGAAAAATTGAGGGCGCACTTAGCCCGCTACTTCGCAGAAGCGCAGGTGGCGAGGGTGCGTTTATCAAGTTCAACCTAGACGGCCTAGCAAGGGCAGACCTCCAGAGCAGAACCGCCAGCTACTCGACGATGCTTCAGTCCGGTGCAATGAGCATCAACGAAGTTCGCAGCTACGAGGACTTGCGACCAATCGACGACACCGCTGCCGCTCAGCCACGCGTTCCGCTTGCGAACGTAAACCTAGACGCAGCAGACCTCAAGGCAATGCGAGAGCGAGTCACTATGGTTCGCGATCTAATCATGGTTGGATTCTCACCTAGCGAAGCACTCGCAGCGATGGGAGTTCAAGACATCGACCACACCGGCGTTCCAAGCGTCCAGCTTCAGGGTTTGCAGAACCTCGACCCTGACAATCCAGAGAATGCGTACGAGGTCTAAATGCCAATAACAAGCTCAGTCTTTACGCTATCCAGCGCAACCGCAATCATGATTGTTGAGTCAGACAACATGCCACAACACGTTCACCTGCACAACATGACCAAAAGTTCTAACGAATACGTACACGTTGGCCCGTCTAGTGTGACTATAAATAACTCAATTCACATCGATCCAGGCGAAGATTTGCAGTTAGTTCTTATGCCTAACGACACGCTCTGGGCAGTTTCTGATCCCGATGGTCTTGAGGTTGGTGTTCTCACCATAGCTAAAGAGAACTAATGCCGTACTACATCACCGACACAAATCCTGACTGCTCAGGCTGGGCAGTCGAGAAGGACAATGGCGAAGTAATCGGTTGCCACACTACTAAGCAAGCTGCCGTCGATCAGATGGTTGCCGTCTCAATTGCTGAGGACATTGAGCCAGGCGGAGAGAGGGCAAAGAGAGACCTGCCCGACAATTACCGTCCAGCATTAGCCGAGGATGTTCCAGAAGGCCGCGCCTGCGGTAACTGCTTCTTCTATGACGAATCACGCCAGTCCGAAGATGGGACTATGGCATGGTGCGAACGCTGGGATGAGTTTGTCGCCGGTGATTACTACTGCAACCAATGGCGGGCAGAAGATGAGAACCGCGATGTCAATCTCACGCCTCCGGCTTACTTCCGAGCTTCAGCACGTCGAGGACTCCGGTGGGTTGAAGAAGGTCGCGCTGGTGACGGACTACTACCCAGAACCATCCGCGAAGCAAGGGCAATGGCTGAAGGCAACATCACGGCAGACAAGTGGGTTCGACTACGTGCATTTCTCGCAAGGCACATGGTGGACTTTGACGCACCGGCAGCAAAACAAGATTCTGAAGATTACCCAAGTCCAGGCGTTGTCGCCGTAGCACTTTGGGGAGGTGGCGGAACTAGACGTTCTGCACAGCGAGCTTTAGCCTATGCGGAAGGCGTAGTTGCTAGACTGGAAGAAGAAAACGAAGGCCGCACGAAAGGCGAATCCTTGAGCAAGTTAGAAACACGCGAGTTCGAGCACGGAATCGAACTACGCGAAGAAGGCGATTCGATGACGCTAAGCGGGTACGCAGCGTTGTTCAACTCACGTTCGGAGAACCTCGGAGGCTTTACCGAGCAGATTGCGCCAGGCGCATTTACTCGATCACTCAAGTCCCGCAACGACATCAAGCTTCTCTGGAACCACGACACCGGAGCAGTCATGGGTTCAACCCGTGCTGGAACCCTCACACTCAGCGAGGACGAGCGCGGTCTTAGGGTTGAGGCAAACTTGCCAAACACAACTCACGGACGCGACGCGAAAGAACTAATCAAGCGCGGCGACGTTTCAGGATTCAGCTTTGGCTTCACCATCCCAGGTCGCGGAGGCGATGAGTGGAACAGCGAAGGCACGGAACGTACTCTGAAGTCAGTAAGACTCCACGAGGTTTCGCTGGTTGCGTTTCCCGCTTACGCAGCTACCAACGGAACCGCGCAGGTCAGAGGTCTTGACAAGCTTGCCAAGCGAGCCGAGGTGGACGCTGATGCGCTAGCGGACGCACTAATGAAACTAGAACAAGGCGAGGAAATCTCAACCGATGACCGCAACCTGCTTACTAAGGTCATAGACTCAGTAAGCCCGCAAGCCGAGGCCGAGGAAGTCCCAACTGACGATCCAGGTCTAGCCTTGCTTGCACTCAAGAAAAAGAAAATCGAATTACTACAGAAGGTTCTCTAATGGCAACGTTTGACGAAATCAAAGCGACAATCCTAGACGTGGCAGGCAACCCTACTTCCGGCGTTATAGCGGACATGGCCGACAGCTGGGCTGCTGCGATTGTCTCGATAGATTCACCGACCCCATACAAGCTCGAAGCTAAAGACGGCGACGGCGATGGGATGGTTCAGGACGGCACGCCATTCGAGCGGCCTGCGAAAAAAGAAACGCGAGTAACCAAGCCTACGGAAACACGCTAGCCCCCTTATAGCTCCGTAGCCAAGCTGCGCTTCTTCCCTCCGGTTTACTCTTGGGCCGGAGGGTTTCTTTTTGTCTGCACTCGATAAGTTAGAATTTACATAACGGAAGTGAGTTAGCTCTGCCGTGTTATCTGAGCGTTAGCGCCGATTACTAAGTAACTAACATCTATTAGGAGATACATTGTCTGAGTTCATCAAGACCCAGCAGGAACTCCGCGCAAACCTGTACGAGCAGATGAAGGACGTTATTGAGTCGGCTGAGGCCGAGTCACGCGGACTAGACGCTGCCGAGATGGAGAAGATTAGCCGCATCGAAGCCGACATGGATCGTGCTGCTGAGGCTATCTCCGTTGCTCAGCGTGCAGAGGAGCGCAAGCTTGAGGTAGCCGAGGCTGCTAAGGGCTTTGTTCCAGCTGAAGAAAAGCGTGATGACGCAGCTATCTTCCGTGCTATGGCATCGGGAGAGGTTCGTTCACACACCTTCAACCACGAAAAGCGTGCGCTGGTTCCAGCTACCGCTACCGTCCCAGTTGGTTTTCTAGACCAGGTCTACGGCCTTGCCAGGCTCGTAGGACCGATGCTGGACGTTTCCGATGTGATTACCCGCACCAGTGGCGAGTCACTTCGCATCCCTACTTACACTGCTTACTCAACTGCAACCCAGTACGCAGCAGGTTCCGCAATTGCGGAGTCCAACCCAACTTTCGACAGCGTTCTACTTGCGCCTAAGAAGATTGGCTTTACGGTTCAGATTGCAAACGAGCTTCTCAGCGACGCAGGATTCGACATCGAGTCCGTAATCGCAGAGCAGGCTGGTAACGCAATCGGTTTCAAGATCAACGACCTTGCAACCGTAGGAACCGGCTCGACCGAGGTTGAGGGAATCGTCCCAGCAGCAGGTTCCGGTGTTACCGGTGGCACAACCACCTTCACCGCTGACCAGCTGATTGACCTTCAGTTCTCGCTTGACGGAGCAGCTCGTCGTCTACCAGGCGTTGGCTACATGGGCAACACTGCAACCGTAGGCGTCATGAGGAAGCTCAAGGACGACAACAACCAGTACCTATACACCGTAAACGTAGGTGCGCCTGACAACTTTGCCGGATTCCCAATCTTTGAGAACCCTGCAATGGCAGACGTAGGCACTGGAGCGAAGTCCGTTCTATTCGGTCACTTCCCAAGCTACAAGATCGTAACCACCGGTCTTGAGGTTGCAACTTCGTCCGACGCATACTTCGCGAACGACGTAACCGCATACCGCTTCACCTACCGTTTCGATGGCAAGCTGACACACGCTAGCCACGTCAAGTACCTGGTACACGCTTAGTCGTTACCACAAAAGCCGACTGGCTCTCCGTTGTAGGTTGCGGGGAGCCAGTCTTTTTTTGCTAGGGTTTACCTATGGCAACCTACAAATTCAAGGGCGCGGTTTCTATCGCGTCAAACTCATTCGGATCATCTACCGGCTACGGCGTGCAGGGTAAGTACCTAGCGGAGAAACTTCTCAAGCATGGCGTGAAAGTCGCGAACCTATCTAACTACGGACTCGAAGGCCGCAAGGAAACTATGCGGCTCAAGACTGGCGACGTAAAGCACTACCCGCGAGGCCAGGTGCTCTACAGCGAGGACGTGATGCAGTTATGGCACAAGGACTTCACCTCGGCGTTCCCAGAACTTCAGTCCTACCTATTCACGCTTTATGACGTATGGGTTTACAACAACCTAAAGTTCGATGGCGAAATCATTAGCTGGGTTCCGCTCGACCACATCACGCTACCGCCGCAGGTTGCTAAGTTTCTTTTGAGGCCGCAGGTGACTCCAATTACTATGAGTCCTCACGGCCAGCGACAACTTGAGGAAGCCGGCATTGATTCGACCTACATTCCTCACGCGGTCGATACAAAAGTATTCAAGCCAACCGACACCTACGAGGGAATGCCAATCCGTCAATACCTCGAAGTCCCAGAGGACGCTTTCTTAGTATCGATGGTGCAAGCCAACAAAGCCAACGGCCAGATTCATCGCAAAGCTCTGGCCGAGCAATTCCTAGCCTTTGGAATGTTCCGCAAAGAATTCCCGAACTCGTATCTCTACCTGCACATGGAGCCAAACAAAGCCTTCGGCGGATTCGACATCCCTAAGTTGCTCAAAGCTTGCGGACTCGATCAGAGCTGTGTTTTGATGGCTGATAGCGACATCTTGAGAGTGGGATACCCTCAGGAGTTCCTCAGTGCCATCTACACGGCCTCGGATGTGCTTCTAGGGTGTTCCTATGGGGAAGGCTTTGGCGTGCCCGTAGTGGAGGCTCAGGCGTGCGGAACTCGCGTAATCACTTCAGGATTCGCCGCAACGCAGGATTTAGCCGGCCCTGATTCTTGGATAGTCGGAGGGCAACCATTCTGGGACGAGGCGCAACAAGCGTTCTTTTCTATCCCGTTCGTGCAGTCAATGGTCGAGGCACTCAAGGAAGCGCAGGCTGCACCGAAGGGAGTGTCTCAGCAAGCCATCGACTTTGCTAAGCAGTTCGACGTAGATCGTGTCTGGGAACAATACTGGAAGCCATTTTGGGAGTCTAAGTTCGCATGAGACTAATCGTGCCGGTGCTCAATCGCTACGACTTGCTGAACCGAATGATTGAAAGCATCGACTACCCAGTTGAGCGGCTATTGATTATTGACAACGGCTCCGAGTCCGGTGAAGGCGAAGCAGTT